TTGCTGATGCCGAGCGTTGTAATCAGTTCGTGCTCGAAAGGCAGCAGCTTGCGGGTCATCGGTTCATCCAGAAATATGCGCCCGTGCCAGCTGGGATCTGGCTACGAACTACATTCTGACTTGGCGCGATAAAAAGTACAGCATCGTTTTCTAGTACGGTGGCTAATGCGGCTCCGGCTTCACCAAGCAAAAAGGCCACTGCCCCGTGCCGAGGTGCGTCTATCCGGGTGCCGTTATCCAGCAACCAGCGCAAAATCAGTTTGCGCGGGAAGGTTTCGTCGGTGTAGTCGCGGTAGACCCACTCAAACTGCTCGGTGTAGTCGGCAAAACCAAGGCGCTTGTGGACCTCGCACGCCAGTTGGAAACAGTCGGTTTTGCCGCTTCCGTCCCAGGGAGCGTGGCCCCAGCCGTAACGCAGCCCGATTAGGTCGTTCATCGCAGCGAGATGTTGGCGTTCAATGGCAGTGGTCCAACAAGCTGGCGCGTAACGGTGCGTGAAGGAAAGTTTGAAATCACGCTATCAATGGCGGAGCGGTAGCGCAACTCGATCGTGGTTTCGCTCACGCTGGCACCAATGCCGACCATGTACTCCACCTGGGTGGCACCGTTGGCGGCGATCGTGTTGCTTGAAGTCAACCAGGCAGTTGTGAGCACCAGGCGGCTGAGGCGGTTTCCGTTGCCGGCGTCCAGCAGTTTGATCGCAAAATCGACATTGGGGAACAGGATTTGGAGGATGCTGTTGTCGCCGGTGTTGTTGGCGACCGAGCCCTCCACTCGGAATGGGGCGAACTCGTAGTTGAGACTGCCGTACTTGTATTTTTGGTTGACGAAATAATTTTGGTAGCGGTGGCTGGTGCCGTCGGAGGTCGTCAGGTTGAAAAATTGGGCGATGCGGATGTCAATAGCCATCGTCAGTCGTCCGTGCTCGGGTCGCGCAACTCACCAAGCAACGAGATCGACACGTTGTAGATGCCCCGGCGCACGCTTTCAACTTGGGGCGGCTGCTCGTACTGATACCGCAGGTTGCCGCGATCTGCTGCGGTGCTGTTGACCTCGGCGGCAACATCGGTGCTCATGCCAGCGGTTACGTTGCTGGAAAGCTTGAAACGCTTATTGGTTGAAGTCTGGCTGTGGTAGTGATCCAGCAGGGTATTGACCGTGGCGTCTGGGACGTTGCGGTATTCCAGGTCGAGCTTGGCGCCGTAGGGGAGATCACCGAAAGTGCGGCGGGCGGCGATGCCGGATAGCGTGCGGTACACCTTGACCGGGTATACGCCGGGGGTAAAACGCCGGGAGGTTGGAGTTAGCGAGGGGAAGGCGGCCATCAGATTCCGACCTTACGGCGAGTGCTGGGGGATTGCTGCAGGCGATCCAGGGTCATGGTCATGCCACGGCTGGCGCCATCGCGGGCGGCTTGGCGGCGGGTAACGGCCATGGCAGCCTCCAGTTGATCGCGGCTGACGTATTCCACCCCGTTGATCGTGCTGGTCTCAAACGTCATGTTAAGGACAGGGCCGCCGCTGGCACCAGGGGCTGCGCCCATCGAGGCACGCAGGTCGCTGTTGGACATGACGCCGCCGCTGGTGCCAGGCACAAACAACTCGGGGCCGCGCTCGCCGACAACAAACGGCACGCCGCCTTTTACCGGACCGCCACCGGCTCGTTTGCCAAAACCTTTACCGAAACCAAGGAAAGAGAGGATGCCGACGCCTTGCCCGCTTGGGTCACCTAAATCAGCCAGAGCGTTCAAACCGGCCATCATCAGGAAGCGTCCCAGGCTGGCCAAGGTGTTGGCCATAACCTCGTTGAAGTTATCGGCTCGGGCGATCAACGCATCAAATACGCCGGTAAGGGCATTGCCCATACCTTGACCAACATTGGCGACAAGTTGTTCCAGGGCTACTTGCTGTTGCAGTTGAGCGTTTAGTTCTTTAATGACTTCTACGTGAGCTATTGCGTCTTCAAGAACTACACCGCGACTCACCAATTCATCTATAGCCTGCTGACGCAGGTACTCTTCTTCTTTGCCTTGCAGTTTTGCAGCAAGAAGACCGATTTCTTGTTGGGTATTTTTTAAAGGATCGGCTTCGTTTAACAAGCGAGATTGCTCAAGCCGAATGTCCAAAATGGCTTGTTCGTGGTTAAGTTTTTCTGCCAAAATTTCATTAGTTTGAGCAGTAAGCAGATATTCAATTTCCGCATTGCTAAGGGCTTCTCTATATAGAGTTTCGTATTTGACCATGCGCTCCATGCGCTGCTGGTCCATATCTGCAGCAAGCTGCTCTTCTTTGTTAATTGCAGCGGCTTTTTTAAGTTGGGTGTCCGTAGAAACTGCCATGCGGGCGGCAGCTTCGAGTTGTTTTTGGCGCTGCTCCGCCAGGCGTGCCGCGTCTCTGGCTGCCTTGTCGCTGTTGCGACCCCTATCTGTCAATGCAGACTCAACACTGAGAGTACCGGTTTCTTGGCGAATAGCTCGACGGGCCGCTTCAAGTTGAGAGCGCAAAGTTTTTTCAAGCTCTGTTGCCCGCTGGTTAGCAATATCCTGCCCAGTTCTACCTTTTTTACGATCCAAGAAATCCCGCACTTGATCCAAAAATGGCAGTCTGATAAGTTGCCCCTCTTGCATTTTTTGGATGAATTTGATTGCTAGGCTCAAACCTGCGGCAACGGCGCCAACAATGTTTTCCCAAGTGCTCAACAAATTGTCGGTGTACTTGACTTGCTGGGCGGCGGCTACCGAGCTACGGATACTCTGCTCAACAACAAGTTTGAGTAGCGTCGCTTGAGTTTCAGTTGCTCCAACAGCATCTAGCTGGAGTGCAAGTTGAGTGGCTGCTTCGTTACCGATTTGTTGCCGCAGACTAAAGATAGAAGAGAGAGCGTTTTTCTCATCTATACCGGCTCTAGCGATAGCTTCAAATGTTGCGGCGCCACCTACATTTCCAAACAAAGAAGCCAAGGCTTCGCGGGTGCCGGCATCGCGGAATTGGCTGAACGTACCAATAAGTGCGATTGCCTCCTCTTTGGTTACACCCAAATTTTTAGCCAGTTCTTTTACATCGTCGGCTGTGGTTAGAGAACTGCTGCCTACTGTGGACAGACTGGAATTGAGCGTGGCTAGAGACTTATCTAAAGTTTCGGTTTGGCTGATTAGATCGCCTATTGCTGTACCAGCGATGGACAATGCGAATCCAAAGCCTCCGCCAAGTAGACCGCCGGCAAGACCGCCCAAACCGCCGCCGACTGCAGCAGCCGCACCTTGACCGAAAAGTAGCGGGAAACCACCACCGATAATTGCACTACTAATTGCGCCACCAGCGCGACCGCGTAATCCTGCACCAAATCCTGGACCACCTCCAGTCGCTACTTCTGTTGGCGCCGCGCCTGCTTCATAAGCCGCTCTGTCGCGTAACTTTCTAGCACGCCTCTCTCGACTGGTTTCCAAACGATCTAATTCTCTTAATCGTGCGGCGCTTTCAAGGCGTTCATTATTCAAAAGCTCTTCGGCATTTTGAAGCTGTTTAATACCGCGAGCAGACGCATTAAGCATCGCACTGTCGGGCAGTGCCTTTATTTGTTGCAATTTGGCCGCCTCACCGGCTATACCCGCATACAAAGCATCTATTTGGCTTAACGGACGTACTTGTGCTTGAAGAGCCTGCGCGAAGCGCAAAGCCATCGCGGCCTGGTCTTCGGTGCGTGCGCCTCCGAGGCGTTCCACAGGACCGGTGATTCGGCGACGAGCGCCGCCGCTCATTTCTGGGGATCCTGGGGCAGCTGCAGGAAGCAGTAACTGAGCTGCAGGGGCAGAAGCATTTAAGGCTGCAACCTGTTTAGCTATTCTTTGCTGTCTAATAAATTCAGCAGTTTGTTTATGAGCTGCTTGAGCGGCTTCATTAGTGCGAGCTGTAAATTCCGCTTGCCTATCAGCAAGTTTTTGAACTTGTCCAGTAGCTGCTTCCCGAAGGTTTATTTCTTCTTGTATTAACTTATTTTGTCTATCTGAAGCAGCATTAGCATTACCTAATGCTGTAACGTAATTTTTAATTGCTTCTGTTTCAGCACTTGTCCCAGCGGCAACTTCGTTAAGGCGTCTTTTGGCTTCGGCTAGTTGTGCATTAAATGTTTCTAGTGCTGTAGACGGCCCTACACGACGTTTTGTTATGTCGTCTAATTTTGTGGCTAGTGCATCTAAATCGCGTTGCAGTTTGTTAACTGCGGCCTGGCCTCTTACGACAATGTTGATGTCGGCTGTGTAGGCCACGATGCCGCTTCACACTTTGGTACTTCAGTTTACGCTGTAAAAAGCCGCCGGGGTTAGCGGCGGCGTCGGGCTTTGTCGATCTCTTTTTGCTGGTCCTCGTTGAGGATGCTGAAATAAGCGCTCCAGCCGATCAGCTCTTCAGCGGTCATGGTGGTGCTGACTTCGGAAAGGGTTTTGCCTAGCTCTTTGGCGACTCCGAATTGGAGCATGAGCCAGTTGTCTTTCCGAAGTTCGGCACTCAGGATTTTGGGTCGATGGGCTCCGCGTCGTCGGTCAGGATCGCCAGCATCAGGGCTTGCAGGTCCTTGTCCTTGACTTCGTTCTTAAGCACGTCGATTTCGCCGGCGTTGAACAGGCGCGAGCCAGTGTCGTCGAGGGCTTTGGCGATCAGCAGTTGGAGGGCGAAGGCGTTGGCGTCGTCGGACTTGGCTTGTTTTTGGGCGCGTTCGCGCTCGGCCATCGTCAGGGGCGCCACCCACATTTCAAATTTGGTGCCATCGGAAAGTTCGACGATCTTTTTGATGGGCTCCAGGTTGGCGGCCTTGCGGAGGCGATCAATGGCACGCAATGAGCTGGGAGCAGGCATAAAAATCCTGATGGTCTCGGATTAGTGTAGCGGAGTAGAGACAAAAAACCCCGGCGGTGAGGCCGGGGTCCGGGTTTCGTCCGTTTTGCAGACTATCAGGCGGAAGTGCTGAAGTCGAAGGTCGGGGTGGCAGCCGGGCGGAAGTTCACCGTCACAGACTGGGCGTCGTCAGGATTGACGTTCATGCTGGCCGAGGTCAGCGTGGCGTCAAAGCTGATCGAGCGGCTGAGGCTTTCGCTCACGTTGCCGCCGCTGTACACGCGGTCGATGTACAGCTTGAAGGCAGCACCGGTCTGCTGACGCTGGAGCACGTCCTCAATCATCCGGTTGGACATCGAAGCGTTCTCGTTGGTCATATAGACCGTGGCAGTGCCAGTGCCGTCGCCGAAGCCGGCGATGTAGCTGCGGAAGGGGACGTACTGACCTTGGGTTTGACCGATGGTGGTGACGTCGATCTCAGCGCGGTTGATCTCGAAGGTCCAGTCGC